GATAAGGACAATCACGTTATCGATGCGCTTCGCTATGCCTGCGAAGGCGCGAGGCGGGCAAACTCCCAGGCAAAGCCGAAGGCCAAGCCGGTCGCCACGCTGACGCCAATGGCGAGTTAAATATGACCGTTGTTCCGCATAGCGGAAAGTGATATTGTTATATGGAAACACTATTTGGAGCGATCCATTGGCACGCATGACCAAAGCCGAGCGGTTCGCGAGCGTCCACGAAGACGCCCTGCTTGAATTTGACCGCATCCAGTCCGCGATGCGCGACGAGCGCCTCCAGTGCTTGGAGGATCGCCGCTTTTATTCCATTGCCGGTGCGCAGTGGGAAGGCAACCTGGCGGAGCAATTCAACAACAAACCGCGATTCGAGGTCAACAAGATCCACTTGGCGGTCATGCGGATCATCAACGAATATCGCAACAACCGGATCACAGTCGATTTTGTCAGCAAAGAGGGCAACGAGCACGACCGGCTGGCGGATGCATGTGATGACCTGTTCCGAGCCGACGAGCAGGACAGTTGTGCTGACGAGGCATATGACAATGCCTTCGAAGAGGCGGTCGGCGGTGGTTTCGGCGCGTTCCGCTTGCGTGCCGTCTATGAGGACGAATACGACGACGAAAACGACCATCAGCGCATCCGTATTGAGCCAATCTATGACGCCGACACCAGCGTATTCTACGACCTAAACGCCAAGCGCCAGGATAAGAGCGACGCGCGCCTGTGCTTTGTCCTGACGGCCATGACGCGCGAAAGCTACATCGACGAGTGGGGCGATGACCCTGCGTCCTGGCCAAAAGAGATCCATCAGTGGGAATTCGACTGGGCCACGCCAGACATGATCTATGTCGCGGAGGTCTATCGGGTCGAAGAGGCGACTGAACTGGTGCGCGTGTTCGAGACAATCGATGGCGAGGAAGAGCGCTACAGCGAGCGTGATTTCGAGGCTGACGAGAACCTGGAGCGTATGCTTGAGGCGACCGGCGCGATTGAGATCCGCCAGAAGCGCGTCAAGCGCCGCAAAGTCCGTAAATACATTATGAGCGGGAACAGCGTGCTTGAGGACAGCGGCTACATTGCCGGCACCTGCATCCCGATTGTGCCGGTCTATGGCAAGCGCTGGTTCATCGACAACATCGAGCGCTGCATGGGCCACGTTCGCATGGCCAAGGACGCGCAGCGCCTGAAGAACATGCAGCTTTCAAAGCTGGGCGAGATATCGGCGCTATCCACGGTCGAGAAGCCGTTGTTCACGCCGGAGCAGGTGGCCGGCTTCGAAATGATGTGGGCCGAGGACAATCTGCGGAACTATCCGTATTTGCTCCTAAATACGATCACTGGACCAGACGGATCAGAGCAGGCGGCTGGCCCTATTGGCTACACCAAGCCGCCGCAGATCCCGCCCGCTTTGGCTGGGCTCTTGCAGGTCACTGAAGCCGACATGAACGACCTTCTGGGCAATCAGCAGGCCGGCGAGGAGATCGTCTCCAACATCAGCGGCAAGGCCGTCGAACTGATCCAAAACCGTTTGGACATGCAGGCCTTCATCTACATGTCCAACATGGCGAAGGCCGTGAAGCGCTGCGGCGAAATTTGGCTATCCATGGCTGGTGACGTGATGGTCGAGCCAGGGCGGAAGATGAAGGGCGTCGGCGAGCAAGAGGAACTGCGCAGCATCGAATTGGGCAGGCCCATCCTGACCGAGGCCGGAGAGGTCGAATATGAGAACGACCTGAGCAAGGCGAAATTCGACGTTGCGGTCGATGTTGGTCCGACAAGTTCATCCAAGCGCGCTGCCACGGTGCGAGCGCTGACCGGCATGTTGCAGATCGCTCCCGATCCCGAAACCCAGCAAGTCCTGGCCGCCATGGCGATGATGAACATGGAAGGCGAAGGCATCGGCGACGTGCGCAACTTTTTCCGCAAAAAGCTGCTGCGCATGGGCGTTATCAAGCCGAACGAGCAAGAACAGCAAGAACTGGCGGCGGAGTTGCAGCAGCTACAGGCTCAGCCCGATCCGCAGGCTATGTACCTGCAAGCGGCAGCCGCAGAAGCCCAGGCAAAGGCCGTCAAGGCCCAGGCCGATACAGAATACGCTGCGGCGCGCACAGAAGAGACGCGCGCCAAAACTGTCGAGACGCTTGCCGGCATTGAGCGCGGCGAGCGCGACAGCGTGTTGAAAACAGCCCGTGGCCTCCAAGAGGTCATAGCCGGCCCAGAGATGCGGCAACCACCCGTCCGCATACAATAAGCGGGTGAGAAGATTGGGATCGTAATGGACGAAGAAGAAAAGGCAGTATTGGACGAAGAGGACTTCATCGAGGAAGACGAGGTCAAGGAGCCGGATGTCGAGGAGGAGGAGGTCGAGGCCTTTGACGATACCGATGACACCGAGGCCGAAGCCGAGGACGATGATGAGGTCGTTGTATCCATTAATGGGGTTTCGCCTAACCCCGAAGACGAGGAGGAGACCCACGCTCCAACGTGGGTTCGAGACCTTCGCAAACAGTATCGTGAGGAAAAGAAACGGGTCAAAGAGTTAGAGCAGCGCATCGAGCATCTGTCGCAGGGGCAACAGCCAGCGCGTCAGCCACTAGGTGAGAAGCCAACTCTGGAAGCCGCGGATTATGACACCGAGCGATATGAGCGGGAACTTGCCGCGTGGTACGAAAGGAAGCGCGAAAACGACGATCAACTAGCAGCGGTACAGGCCGAGCGAGCCGCATCCCAGCGAGCCTGGGAGCAGCAGTTAGGCAGTTACCAGACGGCCAAATCCGATCTCAGGGTGCGAGACTTTGACCGCGCCGAAGAGATTGTGCAGGACACGTTGAGCGTCATGCAACAGGGCCTAATCGTGCAGGGTGCGGAAGATCCGGCGCTGCTCGTTTATGCCATTGGCAAGAACCCGGTTAAAGCGAAAGAGCTATCCTCAATTACTGATCCTGTGAAATTTGTCTTCGCAGTGGCGAGGCTGGAGAAGGACTTGAAAGTCACAAAACGGAAGGCAGCTTCTCAGCCCGAGAAGAAAATTAGTGGAAACGGACGCCCGTCCGGTTCTGTAGACAACACACTGGATCGGCTCCGCGCCGAAGCCGAGCGGACTGGTGACTACACCAAAGTCACGCAGTACAAACGGCAGATGCGGCAGTCGGCCTAATCTAGGAGAGCCAAAATGGCTAACGCATTTTCGAAAGAGGAACGCGTAGCGTTCGAAAACCTGTTGGAGGGCTTCAACGACGCCCTCGTCCTGTCGTCGCTGGTGAACAAGTACAACACCAACGGCCAGCAGATGGAGCGGTCTTCCGACACCATCTGGCGTCCGCAGCCCTACATCGCCCAGTCCTATGACGGCAGCGATGCGACGTCGAACTTTGGCGATAGCACCCAGCTTGCCGTGCCATCGACCATTGGCTACCAGAAGCACAGCACTGCGCTTTTGACCGCCAAAGAACTGCGCGACATGCTCCAGGAAAACCGCCTGGGTCAGGCCGCTGCGCAGAAGCTGGCTTCCGACATCAACGTGTCGGTTCTCAGCGTTGCGTCAAACCAGGGCACCCTGGTCGTCAAGCGCACCACTGCCGCCAGCGGCTATTCCGACGTTGCCGAGGCCGATGCTCTCATGAACGAGCAGGGCGTTATGATGTCGGACCGCTGCTTCGCTCTGTCCAGCCGCGACTACAACGGCATGGCCGGTGATCTGGCGGCTCGCCAGACCATGAACACCATCCCGACCGAAGCCTACCGCAGGTCGTATGTCGGCGAGGTGGCCGGCTTCCAGACGTTCAAGATGGACTACGCCAACCGTCTGACCGCCGCCGCGGGCGTCACCGTGACGGTCAATGGTGCCAACCAGTATTACGTTCCCGCCGCGACCTCGACAGCCGGCACCGGCGAGACGTCGAATGTTGATAACCGTTACCAGAACCTGACCATTGGCGTTTCTAGTGGGACGGTAAAAGTCGGCGATGCATTCACCCTGGCTGGCGTAAATGCCGTGCATCACATCACGAAGCAGAGCACGGGCCAGCTTAAGACGTTCCGCATTACTGCGATTGTCTCTGGTGCTGGCGGTGCCGGCGTCGTGACAATCAGCCCGCCCATCATCTCGGCCCAGGGCGGCTCCGACGCCGAAGAGCAATACAAGAACGTCGATGCGACGCCGGCCAACGGTGCTGCGATCACGTTCCTGAACACGGTGACGGCTCCGGTCAACTGCTTCTGGCACCGCGATGCAATTGAATTGCTCCCGGCGTCTCTGGCAATCCCGACCGATGCTGGCGCTGACATCATGCGCGCGACAACCGACCAGGGTGTCGAGGTGGTGATGCAGAAGCAGTTCGATATCAACACTCAGAAAACCAAATACCGCTGGGACGTGCTCTACGGCGTTGTTTGCTGCAACCCTGAGATGGCTGGTGTTATGCTGTTCTCGCAGACCTAACGGTCTAGGGAGGGGTTTCCAACCCCTCCCACTTTTCTTCAAAGGATAGGGCTATGCCGCTGAAAAAAGGCTATTCCAGGAGGAGCATTGGCAAGAACATTGCCATGGAAGAGAAAGCGGGACGCCCGCGCAAGCAGGCTGTTGCAATTGCCTTGAATGTTGCGCGCAAGGCCGCTGAGAAGGCTGGAAAGCCGTCTAAAGCCCTGAAAAGGAAGCGCAAATGAGCGTTATGTTGTACAAACATCCTGGCCATCATGCTCTGCATGGCGGTTTTTACGACTATGTTGTCGTAAACGAGGCGGATGTCGAAAAACATCTGGCCGATGGCTGGGCATTGACGACTGATGAGGCCAAGAACGGTCCTGAGCCTGCGCCGGCTCCGAAGCGGTCGCGTCGCAAAAAAACTGAGGAATAGACTATGGGCTGGACGAAGCGGGACATCATCGAGCAGGCGTTCGACGAAATCGGCCTAGCCGGCTACGTCTTTGACTTGCAGCCGCAACAGCTTGATAGCGCGCTTCGCCGGCTCGACAACATGATGGCGACCTGGAACGGCAAAGGCATCCGTATTGGCTATGCGCTGCCGTCGTCGCCGGGATCTAGCGACTTGGATCAAGAAAGCGGCGTTACCGACATGGCCATCGAGGCTATGGCGCTGAACTTGGCGATCAGGCTTGGCCCAGGTTACGGTCGGGCAATCGCGCCGGAGACCAAAGCCGCGGCCACGATGGCCTACAAGCAGCTTCTGATGACATCGGCCCAGATCGTTGAGCAACAACTTGGCGACGGGACGATCCCGTCTGGTGCAGGCAACAAAGGCTGGCGCTATTACAACGACCCATTCCTTGTCCCGCCGCAAGATCCGCTTCAGGCTGGGCCTGATGGCGTCCTAGAACTGGAGTAAATCATGGCCACGATCAACCAACTGTCATCGGTCGATACGCTGTCTCCTGGAGACCAGCTTCCCGTTTATGTGCAGAACTCAGGAGACGCCCGCAAGGCATCCATAAGCACGCTCCAGACGTACATGCAGAGCAATCTGTCGATCCCAGGCACATTGACTACTCAATACGCGTCCCCGTCGTCTACGGGCTTCTCTGTGGCTGTTTCGGCTGGCAACACTTGGCTGTTATTGACGCCGACGGCTGGGTTCGCAGCCGGCACCATTGTGTTGCCGACTGGGCCTGACGACCGGGCAGAGGTCAGCGTAAACTGCACGCAGGCGGTTACCACGTTGACGGTATCGGCGGGCGGCACGACAGTCACGGGCGCTCCGACGACATTGGCG